GAAAAAGTCGCCAAATGAAATCTTGGAACTTCAAGTAAACAACTTCTATCGCGACGTAGACTTGCCAGCACCTGAGCCAGACTACTCGGACATTCAAGAAAAGTACGACGAGCTAGATGGCGACACAGCAGTTATCGAGGACGATGACCGCCACACATTGCTTGAGATGCACGTTGATATGGTTATGCCAGAACCATACAACGACCCAGAGTATATTGCTCGTCCATTCATTATCACAATCGATAAGTCTTCGAGAACAATTTTATCAATCAGGAGAAATTGGTATGAGGATGACCCGAAAAAGAAAAAGCGTATGCACTTCGTCCACTACAAGTATTTGCCAGGACTCGGCTTTTATGGCACAGGACTTATACACCTCATCGGTGGCCTCGCAAAAAGCGCCACTTCAATACTCCGCCAGCTTATCGACGCAGGTACGCTATCTAATCTTCCTGCTGGTCTTAAAGCTAGAGGGCTTCGTATCAAAGGTGATGATACGCCGTTAATGCCAGGCGAGTTCAGGGACGTTGACGTTCCTGGGGGCGCGATCAGGGATTCTATTACCTTTATCCCGTACAAAGAACCTTCGTCTGTTTTGTATCAACTGCTGGGGAACATTGTTGAAGAGGGGCGCCGTATTGGCTCTGTAGCAGATGTGCAAGTTGGTGATCTGAACAATCAAGCACCAGTAGGCACAACGCTTGCTCTTATGGAACGCTCAATGAAAGTTATGTCTGGTGTCCAGTCACGACTTCATGCGGCGCTCAAGAACGAGCTTCGTATTCTTGCTAAGATCGTGCATGATTATATGCCAGAGAATTACTCATATGAGATTGAAGGTGACTTCTCTCGTGTGCGTGACTTTGATGGTCGGGTTGATGTTATTCCAGTATCAGACCCAAACGCCGCAACAATGGCACAGCGTATTATGCAGTATCAAGCCGCGTTACAATTAGCACAGCAGGCGCCACAGCTATACGACATGGGTAAGCTACATCGCCAGATGTTAGAGGTTCTTGGTATACAAGATGCAGACGATATCGTTAAACTTCCAGACGACATTAAACCTGCTGACCCAGTATCGGAAAACATGGCAATGCTAAAGCAGGAGCCAGTTAAAGCATTTAAGTATCAAGATCACGAAGCCCATATTCAGGTACACTTGGCGGCGGCTCAAGACCCGAAACTTATGCAGATTGTTGGGCAATCCCCATTTGCTGGCGCTATCCAGCAGGCATTGGCGGCGCACGTTACGGAACACGTTGCCTTCCAGTATCGCCGTGAGATTGAGAAACAACTTGGTGTCTCACTGCCGAGTGAAGAACAGCCACTGCCAGAAGATGTCGAGATTGAAATCTCGCGCCTCGCCGCACAGGCCGCAGAGAAACTGCTGAATAAAGACATGGCAGAGGCACAGCAACAAGAAGCTATGCGCCAGCAACAAGACCCGCTGACGCAGATTCAACAGCGCCAGCTTGCATTGAAGGAACGTCAGCAAGCACACCAAGAGCGCGTTGATATGATGAAGCTAGAAATTGAAAAGGTGTCTAAAGAACAGAACATCGATGTTCAGCGCGAACGTATTGAATCCGAGGAAGTGCGCGAGGGCGCGAGAATCGGAGCCAAGATTGCTGAGGGAAATGATAAGAACAAGAAGGATGCGATTCTTGAGGGGACTAAGATTGGCATCCAACTAGGTAAGGAAATGTAAAGGAGTCTGACGGTGGACGTTATTTTAGAATCATTGAAAAAGAAAATACGCGAATACATGAACGAAGGCGCAGATCACCTAGCAAGCGGTGGCGCCCAGAACTAGGAAGGGGACAATAGAATGGTTGGCCGCAACGAGGGTCTTGCTCTTAGTGAGCGAGACATGATTGAGCTTGAGCAAAAATATATTGCTGACTGAGGTGACAAATAATGCCGCCAAGATTAAATTGAAATAGTTGATTCGGATTAACAAACCGCAAGGACTGTGAGCCTTACTCACTGCAAAGGAAAACAGATGTATTCTGCACAGAAAATTGATGAAGCGGTAGCTTCTAAACTACCACAACCTACTGGTTATAAAATTCTTATCGCCGTGCCAGAGGTTGATAATAAAACTGAAGGTGGCATTTATCTCCCAGATAAAATTGTCGGCGAAGAAAAAATAGCATCAATCATGGGATTCGTAGTCAAGTTGGGGCCAACAGCCTACAGCGATCAAGACCGCTTTCCAAATGGCGCCTACTGCAAAGAAGGTGATTTTGTTATTTTCCGTTCTTACTCTGGAACAAGATTCAAGATTCAAGGCAAAGAGTTTCGTTTGATCAATGATGACACCGTTGAGGCTGTCGTTGATGACCCACGCGGATATGAACGGGCATAAGGAGAAAACTAATGAGTGAAGCAATGGAAGCAATGGAAGCAACGGAACAGGAATATGATGGTGGCTACGAAGAGGCCCCTGAAGAAGAAGCTGTTAGTAGCGACTTTGAATTAGAAATTGTTGATGATACGCCAGAGCAAGACCGAGTTCCTCGTCGTGCCGCAGATGCAAAACCTAATATCCCAGATGATAACGAGGTAGAAAACTATAGCGAAGGCGTACAGAAACGTATCAAGCAACTTAAATATGAATATCACGAAGAACGCCGAGCCAAAGAAGAGGCGGCTAGACTTCGTGAAGAGGCTGTTAATTACGCCCAGAAGGTGTATGAAGAGAACCAGAAACTGCGAGCCACACTAAAAGATGGCGAAGGTGTTCTGGTTGAGCAGGCAAAAGGCCGCGCAGTTGCTGAATTAAATCAGGCAAAGCGCGAATATAAAGAAGCCTATGAGTCTGGTGACCCAGATAAACTTCTAGACGCTCAAGAAAAATTAAACCGAGCGCAGGCACAACAGATGCAGATCGAGCAATATCGCCCGACATACAGTCAATCTGTGGCAGAAACGCCAGCCTATCAGTCTCAACCTCAACGTGTTCAACAACAGGAACAAGTCCGTGTACAGAAGCCAGATAACAAGGCCTTAGCGTGGGCAGAGGAAAATAAATGGTTTAACAATGACGACGAGATGACAGGATATGCACTTGGTGTACACCAGTCACTTGTCAAAGAAGGGATTAATGGTAATAATAATCCTGATGAGTATTACCGTCGTATCGATGCATCGATGCGTAAACGGTTCCCAGACAAGTTTGATGATGGCTTTACAGAGGAAGCACCCCATCGTCAGGCTGGCTCCGTGGTTGCCCCCGCTAGTAGGAGTGCAAAAAAACCACGCAAGGTGCAACTGACCTCAACTCAAGTTTCACTCGCCAAGAGACTTGGGATTACCCCAGAGCAATATGCGGCGCAACTCTTAAAAAAGGAGATATAGATGTCTGAACGCACACCTCGTACAGCACAGACTCGTGAAACACAAAAACGTAACACAAGCTGGGTTCGCCCATCTGCGTTGCCGACTCCCGAAGCCAAGAACGGTATTGAGTACCGCTGGATTCGCACATCGACTTTAGGTCAGAGCGACAACAAAAATGTTTCGTCTAAGTTCCGCGAAGGCTGGACTCCCGTTAAGGCAGAAGATCATCCTGAAATGCAGGTTCTACCTGATATTGATTCCCGATTCGAGGGTAATATTGAGGTCGGGGGCTTAATGCTTTGCGAAAACTCGACCGATACCTTGGAGTCACGCAGAGATTATCACCAGACATTGAACCGTCAAGCGATGGAGTCTGTTGATAATAATTATATGCGTGAGTCTGACCCGCGTATGCCAGTGCTTCGGCCTGAGCGTAGTACGCGCACAACATTTGGCAAGTAACCCACAGGCATCGGGTGCTTGCCGTAACTTAAATTTGTAGAAAGAAGGAGAGATATTATGTCTTCTACTGCCGCTCCCTTCGGTCTGCGCCCGATTGGTCGTCTAGATAATGGGTCTCAGGAAGTATTCCGCCAGTACCCAATCGCATCTGGATATGCCGCTAACATCGCTATGGGTGACATTGTTCAACTCGTAGACGGTGGTACGGCCACGACTATTGAAAAGCAGGCCGGTACAGGCGACGACACTACCGCTTTGGATATTGTCGGCGTCTTCGTCGGTTGTTCATACACCGACCCAAACACAAATCAAGTCGTATATAGCCAGCTTTGGCCAACAGGCACTGTTGCCTCTGACGCCATGGCTTTCGTTGTCGATGACCCGAACGTATTGTTTGCTATCCAAGCAGACGGTGCGCCTACGAACACTGGCGACATTTACGGCAAAAACGCGCTGTTGGTACAAACTGCTCCGAACACATCGCTGAAAATCAGCCGTGTTGCTTTGGACATTTCGACGCTTGGTACAGACGCTCAGAACCCAATCCGTGTCATCGATTATCTCGGTGGCGACAAGGGCGATGAGAAAGGTACTTCGTATCCGATCTTGGTTTGTAAGTTTAATTACCATCAGCACACATCCACAACTGGTTCTGCATAAGGAGAGTGACTAATGGCAATTTCACGCGCACAACTTCTTAAAGAACTTTTGCCGGGTCTGAACGCACTGTTCGGGCTAGAGTACGACAAGTACGAAAACGAACACGCAGAAATCTATGAAACCGAAAACTCAGAGCGTAGCTTTGAAGAAGAAGTCAAATTAAGCGGCTTCGGTGCGGCTCCTGTGAAGCCCGAAGGTTCAGCGATTTCGTTCGACAACGCGCAAGAGTCTTTCACCGCTCGTTACAACCACGAAACGGTTGCAATGGGTTTCTCTATCACTGAAGAAGCAATGGAAGATAACCTGTATGACGCATTGTCTGCACGTTACACCAAAGCTCTGGCTCGCGCCATGGCTTACACGAAGCAGGTTAAAGCCGCTTCGCTTCTTAACACTGGCTTTGACACGTTCCAGTCTGGCGATGGCGTAACGTTGTTCAGCACAGCACACCCAACGGTTGCTGGCGGTAACAACTCAAACCGTCCATCAGTTGCCGCTGACTTGAACGAAACCTCGCTGGAGCAAGCTGTGATTGACATCGCCGCTTTCACCGACGAGCGTGGCCTGCTCATTGCGGCTCGTCCGCGCAAACTGATTGTGCCACCTGCACTGATGTTTGTTGCTACGCGCCTTCTGCAAACTGAGCTTCGCACTGGCACTGCCGACAACGACATCAATGCTCTTCGTAGCAACGGTTCGATTCCAGAAGGTTTCCGCGTCAATCACTACCTGACTGACACAGACGCCTTCTTCATCACAACCGATGTACCGAATGGCATGAAGCACTTTGTCCGTACGCCTATGACGACTCAAATGGATGGTGACTTCGATACTGGTAACGTTCGCTATAAAGCTCGCGAACGCTACAGCTTCGGCGTTTCCGACCCACTTGGTGTCTATGGCTCACCTGGTGCATAATAAAAAGTTCAGTTGAATTTTTTGGGGGGTGGCATTTGCCGCCCCTCTTTTTTTGTATTAGAATACATATGTCCCTGACAGTTACATGGTGTAACTGACTTAACCCAGACAGGAGTTCAACATGGGTACTACAACTTTTTCTGGCCCTATTAAGGCTGGTACAATCAAAGACACCACTGGAAGCACGGTCGGAACGAACGTAGCTAACGTTGGTTTCGCTCTTATGGCACAAAGCGCAAACGTTGTTTTCGGTGCTGATGGCACGACCACAACCGTAGCAACCGTTCCAGCAAATAGCCAAATCTTCCAAATTGCAGTAGATGTAACGACTGCATTTAACGCCGCTACAACGAACCTGTTCGACATTGGCGACGGTACTACAGCAAACAAATATGCAGACAACTTAGCCGTTGGTGCACAGGCTCGCGTACTTGCAACATCAGACGTTTCTCAAATTGGGAACTTGATTGATGTTGGCGCAAGCGACGTTAACATCGTTGTGACATACAACCAATCTGGCACGGCGGCTACCGCTGGTGCGGCTACTGTAACGGTTCTTTACGTTCAGAACAACAATCTGTCGTAGGTGTAGTCATGGCTATGTCTGATGTATTCGCGGTTACTAAAACGGCAGACGCTACTGTGTATGCCAGCCGCGCTCGTGTGCGTCAGATTCAGGTAAAAACAGCGGCCTCTGGTAGCCCACAGGTTGTCTTGAAGGATGGAGGGTCTGGCGGTACCACACTGCTAGACGTTTCATTCGGCGTTTCAGATACATTTTCAGTCAACATCCCAGACAATGGTATTTTGTTTGAAACTGACGTTTACTTGGATTTGACAGACTGTTCAAGCGTGACAGTATTCCTGTCATAAAGGAGTTATCGAATGGCTGAGAAAAGTTCCATATCCCGTGTAGGGACTACTGAGCCATTCGAGCTTCAAGTCTCCCGTGGTCAAATATCATTCCATAAAACTGTTTTTAAGTTTGGTTACAACGCCGCTGTTGGAGCCACTAAGGAAACCATCTGGGAACAGGGCGGCTTATACGCTTATCCCGCATCAGCCACAGTAATGACTATATCAAGCAGTTCAGCTAATGACACTGCCGCAGGAACTGGTGCAAGAACAGTAGAAGTTTTTGGCCTAGACGCCGATTACAACGAAATAAACGAAGTTGTCACGCTGAATGGGCAAACGGCAGTTAAC